TCGGCGACCCTAAGTTTAAGCCGCTGTCAAATGGGTTAGCAAACAGTAAATCTGGGTCGGTCAACGCGATCCTTGCTTCTCCAACCTTAATCCCCGCGTCACGAAACGCTGCATTATCCAATGCCTGCCAAACGGCTCTGCGATTAGATCCTGTTAAGTTGTCAAAATAATCTTCAACGCCGTCTAGTAGGCCACGCATATTTCGACGAGAATTACCGCCAGAAATAAGCAAGTCATATGGGAAGTCTTTATCCGTAAAGTCCTTAGACTTTTTAAGCCTTTCAGCAAGAAGTTTACGCAACTTTGGATCTATATCTACATTGCGGATTTGCTCTCTGATTAAATCGTCTGTAGCAAAATCAGACGCCTGCGCGCCCATTGCAGTGTAAAGCATACGCGGGTTGTACCCCTCTTCCGCTGCCCTGATCATTGAAAGCAAAAGCGGCGACGTTACGCCTTCGTCAGAAGCCCAAATTCCCCTATTGATAGCGTCCCTGATGTACCCAGATCCACCATATAGCGATACTGGGTTATCAAGCATATCGCCGCCATAACCGAGGATGTCAGTGTCAGCGGCCATACGGTCACCAAACGCGGCGATAAGTGCGTCGCCCTTCTTTAGCTTTGTGTTGCGACGTTTTTGCGCCTCACCACGAGTTTCTTTTATGATGCTTTGCTCTTCAATCGGCGTTTCCATTTTAACATTTGATGCTGGGTGAGAGTATGTTAAGCCAGTTTTTGGGTCTGGCCTAATGTTGCTAATCCGGTTGCCAGACGCATCAAATTGTGATGCCAGCGCCTCTAACGCCTCTGGCTTCGCGCGACCCTTCTCATCACGTAGGCCAATATTTGCCTCTAACTCTTCAATTAACTCTGGCTCATAGCCACGCACTGGCTTTCTCTTAATGTCAGCGCTAAGCGGCTGGGCTTCACGCCCGCGTTGCAACACCTCACCGACGCCCTCCAAATCACCCTGCGCGACAGCTCGGATCAAACCGCGCGCATCTGCGCCGATCGCATCGTCGGCGGCTCTAATTGCAGACCCAGTGAGACGTCCTGCGGGGATAACGCCGGCAAGCCCTGTAATGTCGGCCAGATAAGTGTCATTTGCTTCGCGGATCTGCTGATACGTCGCGTCGGCAAGTTCTACGCCTTCAGGTAGGTACGCAGCGGCGCCTTGAGAGCTTCTCAGGTACGACTGGCCGATATCCGACGCAACACCCTGCGCTGCGCCAACGGGGTCTGTGAGCGCGCCTGAGATGCTTTCTAGCATACTGCCTCCGACAGCACGTGCTGTGCCGGCCGGATTTTCACGTATCGCGCGGCCAAAGCGCTCTCCGCCGCTCTCAAAGTCGTCATCGATGCCGATGATGTTGTCGATCAGAGAGTAACCAAGGCCGCCCGCCTGACGTAGCGGCTCTCGGAGGTTCGGCGGAATGTAGCGTGTAAAGTCAACCATTACTCACCTCTTGCGTATTCTGAGATGTAACGCAGTAAGCCTTTTGTGGCTCCGGCACGCTTATCTGGAGAACTTAGTGGGTTTAGGATGCCGAAAGCAGCCTTACCTCCAGCACTAATTTGCCCTAACAAATCGTCTTCACGTCCGGCTTCTTGGTAGTCTGCCAGTAAATCGCTGAGTAAGTCTTCTCCGGCCTCATAGCTGTATGGATAATAAACACCAGCAGAAGCACCAGCACGTGGCCCCTTTTCAAGCATCTGCTCAATCATAAAGGCACGCTTTGGGCCTTCCTCTGTGCCTTCTAGAGCACGTAATGCGCGCAAGATTGTTGCGTCAGAGTACATATGCCCCTCTACGTCGTCCTCGCGCGGGCGATAGGCATTATATTCATCGCCAGTAAGGTCAACGTATAGCTTGCGTAAAAATGGATCCATCACCACTTCACCTTGTTAGCCCAGTAAGCCGCGGACATCTTGCCCTTGGCTATATTCTTCGCATGACGCGCCTTAAACGACTTGCTGCGCGCCGTAGTTTTCTTGTCGCCGCTGACGCCCTGCTGGCCAAAGCGGATCGTCTTAACCTTGTCGCCTTCTTTCGCCACCACGACGTGCGATTTCGTCGGGTGCTTTGGGGTGCGCTTCGGCTTGTTGTATCCAGATACGCCGACACGAGATAACCGAGCATCTTTCTTCCTCTCAGGCATCAGATCGACTTCTTTAACCTTCCAAGGCAGACGCCGGCCTTCTTGCAGGCGCTTGGCGTTGGACAGCCCTTACATGGGATGCCAGTAGTCGTTGTCGCGGACATTACTTCTTCCTCTTCTTAGCTTTTGCCTTTTTAACAGCTTTCAGGTCGGCTGCGGTTATCTTTTTACGGTTTCCCGCCATCGCGGCGAGCTTTTTCTGCTTGGGTGAGTATTTACTATATGGCATTACGACTGAACCTTCTTTTCCCACTCATAACATTTTACCTGCACGATCGTATGTGTCGGATAACGCACTTGCAGCGATATGACGCCGTTTTGCATAAAATCCGCGATGCATTGCTCCTCTTTCGCAAAGGCTGGGCCGCCAATCGCAAAGCAGTTCGCCTGCGCGCATAAAAGAACAACCGCCGTAAACATTACATCACTTCTTCGCCTTCTTCTTCGGTTTCTTCGCGGTCTTGGCCGCTGCTTTAAACGCTTTCGCGCTCGGAGCGCCCTTCGAGCCGGCCTTGCGCATCTTTTCGCCAGATCCCGCCGCAATACGCTTACGTTTAGCGTGAATGTTCGCATACAGTCCCTTCTTGGGCATAGTGAGCTCCTTTTAACGCGTTATGCACATAATACAGGAAAATCGTTGTAAAGAAACCCCGCGCGTGGGAGGTCGCGCGGGGGAGCCTTGCAGCTCTAGCGGCGTGGGAGGGAGGAACCGCTGCCAGTAATATAACAAAGTTTACGGAAAACTAAATTGCAATAAAACGCAATTGACGGGTTGCAATTGTATTTGTGTTAACTTAACGTTAACGCACAGGAGGCAACAATGACATTTTTCTACGCATTAATCATCGAATATACGCTGCAGGGGCACCCCTTGCAAACGCGCATGTACTTCGAGAACTCAAAAGCGTGTTCCGACGCCCTGCAGGCCGCGGAGGCGCTGTCAGACGCTCTGGAGGCGGACTTGTTCTGTGAAAACACCGGCAAGCTGTCAGCATCAATACGGCCAAAGCTACGGCCAAGCAACTAACACCTTGGGCGCCTCACCAGCGCCCACCGTAAGCCATGAGTGCGGGGGCGGGTTTTTACCTCATGTATTTTACCGCCAAACCATGGCAGCGTGAGCCAGTCGGACATTTGCTGGTGATCACGTAGAGAGGGGCGCACCACACGCCCCTCTTCTTACCAACGCAACGGGAGGATGATATGACAATACAACGCAGAAAATTAACGCAATCAGAGAAGAACGCGATTAGGCATGCGTGGAATAATAAATGCGCGTACTGCAGAGACGAGGTCGCCGTAAATGAATACCACATAGACCATATCGTACCAAAATGCGCTGGCGGAAGCTGTGATATAGAAAATCTTGCGCTAAGCTGCCTAAAATGCAATTCGCAAAAATCCGGTAATAGGTTGCCGCGCATGCATGAGGGTCTGCTACTCGCGACCGCAAGTAGAAAAGCAGAAAAAGTGCGCAACTCCATGAAGTCAACGCAGATATCAACTGGCAAACTTTTGAGCGTGCTTCTCTCTAGCATCGCAGACACTATAGACGGCTACGGATACGAGATTGAGAGCATCCAAGTGCCAATAAGAATAAACACAAACGACGGCGTCGAGGAAAAGCTCGTTACCGTGCCGCTTGGGGGCGATGTTTACGAAAAAGCTAAAACACATGAAATGCGCGCATTCAATAACCGTGAAGACTACTTTTTCGTGATAAAGCAGATTATGTCGTCGCATAAGGGGACGATCAAAAGAACGCAGCTAAAAAAAGAAGCCAGCGCTCAAATTGGCGCGTCCGAACGCACCATAAACAAGTTTATCAAGTTAATGGTCGATGAGGGTATGATGTTCTACTGGAATAGGACGTGCTACCAGCACGACCCGTTCCAACGCTAAACCACCCCACGTATACTACGCCTCAACGGCTTGCTCCAGCTTCCCGCGGACGCGCGGCCAAACGCCATCGTCGTGTGGTCGTTCGCCAGTGACAAGCACACAGCGTCGGCGCGGTCGGGCGAGTTAACGCCGCGCTTCTTCATCGCCTCCTTGCTCTCAACTTGCATCTTGCCAGATGAGGTAAAGTGATACCGCGGCGCCGCAAGATCCGCATACAAAGCGTCATCCTTGGGCAGCTTAACGTCCATACCCTCTAACCACTGCTTCGCCTTAAACCACAGCTCGGCGCGCAAGTTGATGTACGTCTCCTTCTGCGACGACCGCTCCGACACGTTCAAGCCACGCGCCGGCAGGTCAAGCTCCCGCAAGCGATCGAGCACGCCCGCCCCAAAGCCATTACTGTCAACGATGATCTCGACCGGACGCTTGGACGGCGGCAGGGCATCGTATTCCGCCTTCACAGCGCCAGTGAGCTGCATCAAATCGAGGTTACGCCAGACCGTCAGCGGATGGATCACCGGCCCCTGCCTCTTACACAACACGCTGCTGTCGTTGCCCTGCCTCGCAACGTCCAAACCCCATATGGCTGGCGTGTCGTCGCTCAGGCGGATCTCGTTGTTCATCGCGTGCTCGATCAACGACACCGGAATAACCGTGTCCTCCTCACTCGGGGGAAAGTTGCCAAGGACACGCACATGATACGCCGGACTATCCTCGCCGTAACGCTTCTTCATGTCCTCAACAAAATCCTCGCTCACGCGCGGACTTGTAACGCAGCTCACATGCATCGTGTACCAGTCCTCACGCAAACGATTGTGCGTGTCATAAAAGAAACCCGTGTTACGCGTCGGGTTGCCCGTCAGAACCGTCGTGGCGCTGTGGCCAGACATCGAGCCTGACGCGGCCTCGAAGACGGCGTTGGGTACGCCAGACGCCTCGTCGGCGATGAGAAGCACGTTTTCGCTGTGAACACCCGCTAACGCCTCCGGCTGCTCAGCGCGTGACGTCCTGCACGAAATAAACGTGGCCTCGGGCTGGCTCTTCAGCTCAATGCGATCACTCTTGATTTCGAGGAGGTCGTTAAACGGAGGCTTCAAGCGCTTGGCCACGTTCTTCATCTCCGCGAAGCAGGCGTCAAACAACTGGGAGCTCGTAGGGGCGGTGACAACCGTCTTACTCGGCACGCGCATCAGCACATGCCACACAGCCGCCATGGCAACCGCCGTCGACTTACCAACACCGTGGCCAGAACGCACCGTAATACGTCGCTCCGCAGGCGCGGCGATGGCGTCCAAAAGCTCAATCTGCCACTCGTCCGGCTCGATGCCGATGACCTCGCGGGCAAACGCGACGGGGTCGTCACGGTAGCGACGCATTAACGTGATGAACGGGTTATCGTGGGAATTTTTTTGCGGGGTCATGTTAACACCTGATTACGGAAAGGGGGGTGGGGGTGCGTGGAGGGGTCATTTGCAAAAGCACCGGCGCGATCTGCGCGAAGGGGGGGGTCAAAACGCCGCGTCTGGCGCCGGTATGCAGGAAACGCATAGGTCACTCCGATAATGTCGATTATGTTAAATTCCAATTCTTGCATGCGACATATAAATAAGGCGTTTGCGCGATGCAGCGTATTATCGAGCCATGCAAATAACGCAATGGCACAAGATGTTGTGTCTTCGCCGCGTTGCAGCGCGTCGGCGGATTGACTTAATTGAACGCTTGTTCTATTCGCGCGCACGTGTGTGTGACTGTGAGCCAGTGTGCGTTTTCTCCGTCTACACGTCATCACGACCCTGCTCCTTTTCGAGAGCACGCATCAGCACCTGACGAAACCCGTGCTCAAAGAAGAACGCGTAAAGCTCCTTCGACATATCCACGCTCAGCGTCGCAGAGCCATCCTCGTGCTCCGTGATGTCGACTACCTTGATCTCGTCATGCGTCGTCATCGTCTACCTCCACAGCGTCACCCTCGATCACGTCGCCAAGTAACGCCGCAGCCTGCGCGTGCAAGTCGTTCACGCTGATGTTGATTGCCACGTCACGTTGCCGCGTGTCGTACTGCGCGTTCAGCTTCGACGCCATCCACTTGTCCGTGTCCACTTGCAGCCGCGCCACGTTGACCATCGATGGATCTGTGTTCTGCGCCGTATCGACTGCACGCTCGGCGTAGTAATGCCCAGCCTCTAACTGCGCAGACGCGTAACGATCACGTCGTCCAGCCTTCGCGTCTAGCCACTTCGCCCACAGCTTGTACCCGATGCTCTGCTCTTGCATGATTTTACGTATGCTCTTG